GGCCCTTGCGGTCCATCTCGCCGTCGATGACGGTTTCCTCGCCCAGAAACGGCACGATCGGGATGTATTTCCCCGGCCATTCCTCGCGGTCGATGATCCGGTCGCCGGCGAGCTTGAACCACTCGATCTCCGGCTCTGCGACCTCGCGTGTCTTGGCAATCAGCGGCTCGATCTGGTCTCGGATGTCGTCCGGGATGTCGTCATCCCGCACCACCGTGCCGTCCTGTAGCTGGTGGATCTTGCTGTTGGCGATGCCGCGCCGCCAATACTCCGCGACCCTGACGTGATCCTTGTCGTTCCAGCCGTCGGTGTGGTCGAGCGTGGCAGGTGCCGCGTTGTCCTCGGTGCCGTATTCCTCTTCGTACCGGTCGCGCGGGATATCCTCGAACACGAACGCAAAATTGGCGTCTGACTTGTCATAGAGCTTGCAATCCGGGTCCATGTAGACCGAACGCGGGTCGGCAATGCGACGTATCCACAGATCTAGATCAAATGAGTCGTTGTCCACGTAGTCGGTTTCGACGCGCACGTAGCCGATGCCGCTTTCGACCTGGTGGAAGATGGCCGTGGAATACGCATCCACCGCTTTGCTCTGATACTCGATGCGCCGGATGATGCCCGAGAACACCTGCGCGGCCTCGTAGGACGCCTGCCCCCCTGTGGGCGTGACCTTGATCTGCGCCTTGTTCTGCCGGGCGTCGTTGATCACTTGCAGGTTGTGTTGCCTCACCTGGTTGTAGGTCAGGCATGGGCGAGACCCGCGGTCGGCTTTGACCGAGGTGTCCCACTGCCACATGTTGTGCGGGTCCGCGTTGGCGAACTTGGTGTCGAACAGCGCGCGGTCGCGCCACGCACTCTCCCAGCCGACACAGCGCTCGAATCTGTCTTTCGCCTCGCGCAGAATGGCGGCATCACCGGCTCTTGGGCGACGAGCCATCAGAGCATCACGCAACCGCGATGGCGTTGCTCATCGGCGCGGCGGTCGAGCCTTGCGCGTTGGTCGCCGTCACCACGCACGCCAGGTTGTGCCCGCTGTCCTCCGGCGCCACGCTATACATCGCGCCCGTGCCGCCGTTGGCGACGCCGTCGTTGTGCCAGGCGTAGGCATACGCGGTTGGCTCGCCGGTCCAGTTGCCCATGGTGCAGCTCAGCGTGGCACCGGCCTGCGTGACCAGCGGCACGTCCACGTTGACCGGCGGTCCCTGTGCCCCAATCATCGCGCCGGTCAATGCAGCGATTTCGGCGGCGTGTGTGCGGTCGTTGTTGAGCCAGTCGGTGGCCAGCAGCAGCAGGAGCCTGAGTTGGTCGGCGGCGGCATCACGCGGTGCGGCGGTCCTGGCGGCTGGCGCGCGGTGGCTGGTCTCGCGATCATGGTCGGTGCGTGACTCGTTCTTGGTCGATGAGTGGCTCATGGTGTCGCCTCCGTTCGGGGTGCTACTCTGGTCTGGGTTGATTGGCGAAAGCTGCGCTAAAATTGGAAGCCGACTAGCCATCGGTAGTGAGGCAGGTCGCGCGAGCGGGTAAGGGCCAGTCCTGCTACGGGGTAAGCTATCACCCCACTGTTTCCTCGCAGGTGGCTGGGCGAGGATGCCTGACGCTCAGTCAACCCACCTCACACGCTCATCCAGCCGGTGTTGTCGCGGCATTCGTAAATCGTCCGGTGCGTCGGGAACTGCTGCTCGATGATGCTGTCCAGCGGCTTCGCTTCGACATCGCGCACGCCGAGCGCCAGATACCGCGCAGCGTCCGCGCCATGCGATGCGTGGTCATGGACGGGACTGCTGCGCCACGTCTGCGCCGCCTCGTTCCACTCGCGTCTGTAGTGCCTCAATGCGTGGATCCCCTTGGCGCAGCGCTCGGCATCGAACCAGGCACGCGGCAGGATCATGCGCACGGCGTTGATGCCGTCCGCGACGCTGTGCTGGCGCACGGTGCGGGTCGGGCGCACACCGAGGCTATTGAGCGTCTCGGTGCGGCTGCGCCCGCTGCCCAGCTCGCGCACCTCCGCGTCGTGTGGCAGGAGATGGCGCTCGTAGACATACGGTCGCTGCTGCAGGAGACGCACGTAATGGTCAAGTCCGACGCCGCTATCCTCGATGTAGTCAATCAGGTGCCATTCGCCGCCGCGCGTTATCTGGCAGCACCAGATTGCCGTGCTGTCATCAATGCCGAGATCCCACGCCGTCCATACCTTGAGTGCTGGGTCATGAGGGATGCGCGCGAGGCGGCCATCGCGCTCGCATTCGTCGAGGAGCTTGCCATAATAGCTCCCGGAGTTCGGCGCGTTGAACGAACACTCCAGCTCCTGCGCGAACTCTTCTTCGCTCATCTCATGGCGCAGTCGCTCAATCGCCGTGTCCGAAAGTGCGCCTGTCTTGTGATAGTCAAGAAGGTACGAAGAATACCCTGGCGTGACGCGCGCTCGGTCGTATGCCGCCTGAAGCAGCCCCCGACCCTTTGGCGTCCCGCTCCGAACCAGGACGCCATCCCGGTCGGCGAGCATTGGCTCTATTACGAGCGACACCATCGACTGCGGCGTATCGTCAAACTCGTCAATAATGCACTCGTCGGCATAACCGCCACGCCACGAGTCGGGATTGTCCGCACCCCCCGCCTGCCACGTTCCACCGTTCGGCAGCCGGATCGCCATCTCGCTACGCCGCACCTGGGCGTCCGGGATCGACTCGGCGGCCTTGACCGCCTGGTCCCATAGCCCTGTGCGGGTCCACATGACGCCGTAGGGCAGGATATGGACGACGCGCGGCTGCGGGCGCTTGGTGGTGACGGCACGCTTGAGGCCGCGCCAGAGCAGCGCGGTGGACTTGCCGGCGCGGCGATGCACCACGGCGACGATGCGCTGGGCTGGGTCGTCGATGAGCGGGATTTGCCACTCGCGCGGCGAAAACGGAACTTCGAGCTTCATGGGATGTCAGTGGCTTAGGGATTGTGGCGGCCGATTAAGGCACTCTGTGCTCTGGCGTGGTAAGCAACTGGGTGCGGACGGCTGCACCCGGTTTTAGCCGGCTAGCCAGCCAGATTTGGCTGATTTAATGGCTGAAACCGTGGATTTTCGCTTTTGGCGGGCGCTTCAAACGGTCGTTTGATCGCCACTTCCTTAGTCTGAAAACGCCTCACCGCAACAGGATAACCGCGATGATAACCCATAGCGGCACCGCAAGCAGCAGCGCCATCAGGATCCCCCGGAACGTGGTCAGGCCGTCTCGTCACCCTCTCCGGCGCAACTGCGTCACACCCAACCCCAGCAGCCCTAGCCCCAGCAGCGCCAGCGAAGCCGGCTCCGGCACCGTCACGCTGAGCAGCTCCGTCTGCCCGCGGTTGAGCAGCACGGCTCCCGCCGACAGCGTGCCCGTCGAGAACAGCGTCATCGAGAACGGCGCCGTGGCGGCAAATGCGCCGCTGCCGTTGTGCGAGTAGCTATCGGCAGCGAGGGCGACGTTCTGGCTGAACGTGTCCACCAGCACGCCTGGGTGGTCGGTGGGCGTGTCAGCGCCCTGCTGGTTCGCGGTGTCATTGTAGAAGGCAGCAGTGATGCTGGAGCCAACTGCATTCTGCCAGGTGCCGGCCAGTGACGACGAGAAGCTGGCGACAGGCACACTGAAGCCGGTATCGCTGATCGCGATGTTGTAGGCGACCGCTGCCCCGTTGGTGTTGGTCACGCTCAGCGATGACGTGTTGAGGATATCAAGCAGCGCCGATCCGGATGACGCGCCAGAGCTCGTCTGCACTGAGCCATTCACCGCCACGCCGCCGATCACGACGTTGGCGAGCTGCAGCGTGCCGGTGGCCGGGTTGCTGTCGCAGGTGACGTTGTTATCGACACAGGCGAACGTGCCACCGCCGAACTGTGCGGCGATCTGCAGCGTCGCATAGGCGGGCGTGGCAAGCGCGGCCAGCGCCGCTGCCAGGGGCAGAAGATGTCGCACCGTGAAGCCTCCGTTTGTTGGTTGTTTGTTAGCTCGCCGCCTGCGTGGCTGCGGTGTAGCGGTCCTGCGCGGCGGCTGCGTCGTCGCCCTCGAGCAGCGTCAGGTGCGCCCACTGGCCTGCCGCGAGGGCACGCAGGATGCGGCCAGCGTCGCAGAACACCAGCGCACCACCAGAGCCAATCGCGACGCCCTCGGCCTCGACGATCTCCAGCGGGGGCGCAGCGCTTGGGTGTATTGGCAGCAGCTCGACACGCCAGCGCGGCATCACAGGCGCTCGCTGATGAAGCGGTGCAGCATGTCAGCGAACTCGCGCAGGCTGAACTCGCCACCCTCGCCGTCACGATCCAGCGCAATCCTCTCTGGATCGTCGCAGAGCGTGATGCGGATGTTCTCGATGCGCAGAGCAAACCCCGCCACTCGCAACTGGCCATCACGCTGCGGCATCACGGCAACCGAACGGGCTGCAACGGTATCCCACCCAGCAGCATGCTGATGATCAGCAGCACGAATATGAGCGCGACGACAGCGAGTGCGATCTGGCCGAACGGGGCCGGCAATGGCAACAACTGAACGACGTAGATGACGACGCCGAACACCAACACAAGAACCAAGAGCCAGATCAGCAGGGTGATCATCAGCGGTCTCCGTCAGTGTTGAGCGGCGGGCGGCGTCTTGCGGCCACCGCCTGCACGCCCATCAGGCGCCACCTGGGGAGGCATTACGCGCCTAACCGTCAGTCCTGGCGCTGAGTTCGCGCTTGACGCGACGCAATGCAACGACCAGCGGATCGTCCAGATCCAGCGTGAGGCCCAGGCGCCACCGCTTGCCGTTGACGGCGCGCGGTGTCGTGTGCATTTCGCGCGCTATCTCGTCGTCGGTGCAGCCGGCCGAGTGCATGCGGCGCAGGCGCTCGATCATCGGCTCGGTCCAGACTGTCATGTCGCTTCAGCAGTCATCGCATCGAGCGCCGAGGATGAGGGCGCAATAGCCGGCGACAGCCACGGCGCCGTATATACCAAGCAGCGCAATCAGCACCCGTCCGGGTATGGACGCACGTAGCTACGGTATGGACGAGTGTAGCTACGGTGCGTCATCAGTGCAGCAGCCGCATACGCTCATGCACCCAACGATATGGATCGTCCTGCATATACAGAGCATCCAGCAACGTGCGATCCTGGCGGACTTGCTCGCTGAACTCAACGATCAATTCGTTGACGGCCTTGATGCCGATCTCACGTTCCAGACGTCGCTGGCTTTTCCAGAGCAATGCATTGAAGCGCAAATAATCGTCAACGCTGGCCATCATTTCCTTGAACGGCCGCTTAGTCTTTCGCGTCATCGCTCTTGCCCCACACGAACTCGGTGTCGGTGTTCGGCTCTGGCGTTGCGTCGATGACTGGCGGCGCTGGTGTAGTTTCATGTGCAACGGCTTGTGTCGCTGCTGCTGGTGCCCAGGTAAATTCGATGGCGACGGGACGTTCTGGATCGCCGGTGATGAGCTGTGTTGCTTTACCGAAGCCGCGGTCGAGCAGCTCCTTGATGGCGGCGATGCGAGCGGTGTCGGGTTCAGCGACCTTACCCGGTGTTAGGCCCGCGAGTTCAGCAAGCATTTCGACGCCGGCGGGCCCGTATTGCCTGGCGAGCTTGGTGATATCGAGCGCTGCCTTGGGCCTTCCGTTGGGATTTCCCGACGATCCTTTGGCGAATGGGCGGCCGATAACGCGGGGTGCTGATCTGGCGCTGTTAGCAACGTCACTCACGGTTCACTCCCGCACGACCAGGCAATCGAGCGAGACCTGCACTTCGCGGAGGTGTCCGAGCATGAGCAGGGCGACGAGGGCGCGATCTGCGTGGACTGCGGTCACCACGGCGTCATGGCCATCGAAAGCACCCCCGCCAGCGAGCCTGCAGGCGGCTCCAGGGCGCCAGAGCGGTGTCGGAGGGGTGAGGGTGCGGCGAACATGGTCAAGGGCCTGTAGCGTGCTTATAGCGGCGTCTGAGGCATAGGCGGGATCTGTGCCTGATCGGACGAGATCGACGACGCCTGGTGTGGCGCGGATTGGCGACCAGGATGTGGCGGTGTGGTTGAAGCGGAGGAACAGGTATCTGGCGAAGAGCGGCCGCTCGACGGTGTGCCAGAGGGATCGGATGGCGTTATCGCGGACTCTGGTGAGGTAGAGCGGGAGGTATGTTGCGTAGCCGGAGCGTTGGAGGTTGGTGTTGGCCCATCGCTCGGCTTGGGGGTGGGTGTAGATGCAGGCCCACCGAATGCTGTGGCACGGCATGCGGGACGTGGCGAGGCTGTCCGCGCTGTCGTGTTGCGCCGCATCTAACCGGGTAGCTGGTGTGGCGTCAAGCGGCATGGGTGTGGTCCTTCTGCGTCGGCGGATCAGCGATGCCGCGTTTGATGCCGGCTCTTCGGTAGGCTTCGGCGAGTTCTGCGGGCGAGAGGTGGCCGGTCTTTCGCGGCTGGCTTGGGATGGCCTTGGCGAGTTGGGCGTTGCGCTCCTCCTCGCGGTCTTTGAGATGGGCGACGGTTTCTGCAACGAGAGAGCGGGCGTGAGCGGCTTCGGCATCGGTGCGAAGTGGCGGCAGCTCCGGCACTGCGTCTGCGATGGCGAGTGGCTGTGGCCGGTTGCGCTTCCACCACGCGCCGAGATGCTGGCGGACGCCGGCGTAGGTTGGCACGCCGTGGCATTCGGTTGCCACGTAGTCGAGGCTGTCGTGGGTGAATGCGGCGTCTGGGTAGTCGGTGAGCATTGGCAGGAATGCATTGAACGCGCTGGCGGCCTGGGTGCTTTCCATGGGGCTGGTGAGTTTGGCGAGCATGGCGATCCACTGGGCGCGATGGGCTCTGACGTGGCTCATTGCAGCAGCCTCCTGCTGGGCATGGGCCAGTCGGCGAGGTCTTCCGGCGTGAGGCCGACGGCGCGCAGCACGGGGTCGAAGCTGTCCTGGACGTCGAGCCACTGGTCGCGGTTGAGCCAGGTCGAGGGGTGGGGGATGAAGCGTTCCTCGGCGCAGAACCGGTGGTTGGCGAGACCGGCCATGATCGGGGCGGGGCTGCCGGCCCGGACGGTTGCGCCGTGCCACGCCTTGAGCGCTGCCCGCTTGCCGGCCTGTCTGGGGTAGGCGAGCCAGAACGCTTCGAAGTCGGAGGGGTAGGCGATCCGATCCCGTGGACTGGTTCCCATGGCCCGAGGGTTTGTTTCCTTGGCTCGCTGGTTCGTGCCCTCTGCCCTCGGGTTGGTTCCGTCCTCTCGGGGAGGGACGCGCGCGGCCCCTCTCGGCACGAGAGGGGTTTGGGGTGAGTCTTCCTTCCTTGGTTCTCTTTCTTGGTTCCTCTTCTCTTGGTTAATATTGATATAAGGCGAGGTGCCACCGTGGCACCATTCGTTTGCAGATTTGGCACCATTCGTTTGCTCGTTTGGCACCATTCGCGCCTGGATAGGTGCCTTGGTGGCACCATTAAGAGGTGCCTGTGTGGCACCTTTTAGGGGGTTGTCTGGTGCCAGTGCGGCACCATTCCCAGACCTATCCGGTGCCACCGTGGCACCATTTGTCGGACGCTGGATGTGGTAGGTCAGGCTCCTGCCACGAGGCTCTGTCCGGACCAGTCCAGCCGCCTCCAGACGTTGGGTGGAGCGGATCAGCGTCCGCTTGGGTAGCCCTGTGTCCGCCATCAGGGTGGACTGCAGCGGGAAGCATTCCAGGTGCTTGTCAGCCATATTGGCGAGCACCATCAGCAGACACCTGTCGTCAGGGCATAGCCGGTGGACCCGGCCCATCTCAATGGCCCACGCAAATGCCGGGACGCTCATGACACACCTCTTGCGTTGCGGCCCGAGGTGCGATTTACTGGCTGTAGCGAATGAGCCAGATCGCTCCGCACCTCGGAGCCGATGCTAAAGTTACAGATGCCGTCCAGTTCCCGCTGGGCGGCATTTCTGTTATGCGCCGTCATGATTGAGTCGGCAACGGTCATGGCTTGATCCGGCGCCGGTTGCTGACCGGCAGGCCAATCGACCGCCCCTCGTCCTGCTGCTTGATCTCGGCCTGCATGTTCATGCCAGCCCAGGTGAAGGCACTCAGCAGCGGCTCCATCACCGACGCGCACAGGTTCACCCGCTGGCGCACCGTGTCGCTCACCGCATCCGACGAATTGGCCAGCTTAACGATCCGCTTGACCTGCCGCAGATAATGCGCCGACGAAGCCCGGAACCCGCCGGCTATGTCGGCCGGAGCATCGCGCGCATACAACTCGACCAACTTCACCCGAAGCAGCGACGAGTTGGGCCGGCTGCCTATCGAGTAGGCCGGATGATCGGTCGCCTTGCGCGCGGCTGCATTGATCCTTGACCGCGCCTGGTTGCGATGCTGCACCACGCCATAGCGTTGCACCGTGTTGCTGTCGAATACATCGGCCGGCTCCTCGAGCAGACTTTGTGCCACCAGCCAGCGGTCGAACTCGGTCAGCGGCATCTCGAACCACTGCTCGTCAAGCAGGTTCTTCCCTGTCGCCTCCTCAAACGATGCCTTGTGGTCGTGATAGAAACTCTTCGCCAGCTCGATGGATGCCCGGTGCTGTGGCCGCGGATCACTCATGCAACGTCCTCCTCCCTGCTGATGATGAGACGCAGATTGCTGCGCCGGCCCGAGCGTTGCGGCGGCGTCAGAGACTTCAGCGCCTGGTCGATCTCGGCGATGTAATCCTTGAACCGGTCGATCACCTCCGGCGCCACATCGACGCCTTCCGCCATCAGAGTTCCCAGCATACGGCAGCACTGTTTCACGTCATGCGTGCCGCGACGCATCAGGTTCATGGCGTCCTTGACCCGATCATCGCTCATGCGCAGCGGTGAGTTGCGCATGGAATGCCGCGGCATGCCGAGTTCTTCGTAGAACAGGACGTTGGCGCGCTCGCGCAGCTTGATAGCGGTCATCTCGCCGCTGCCGCCGACTGCATCAATGATCTTCTGCGCAAAGTCGAGTTGGTGCTCCACCGGCAGATAGGACTGGACGACCTCGCCGGATACGATCCGCCGGAACTCAGCGAGGTGATAGTCCAGCTTGAATAGTCTGGCGCATTTGGCATCGAACGTGACTGCTTCCGCCCCGCCGAGCCTACCGCTGTCGCGCAGCACGCCCAGTGCCAGCCGGATCTGCCCAAGCGTGTAGGCACCGGCCGGCGCGACTGCGGCAATGCAATCTTCACCTGGAGTGCCGCCTGCTCGTATCCGTCCCCAGGCGGTCTGTGCTGCATTGGGTGAGATAGCAAAAATTTTTGCTATCTCGTCCGAGCTGTCGTGCTTGAGGCACTCGGCAGTGATCACCCGGCTCAGTGCCGCAATGGCATCAAGACTCGCTGCTGCGGTCGTGCCGCGCTGCATCGCGTTCTCCGACGCCAGCATGATCACCATCCGCGCATCGCTAAGAGCGAGCACTTCAATCGGCACGACATCCAGACCGTGCCGCCGTGCCGCCTCAATGCGATGATGACCAAAGGCTAGTTCGTATCCTTCGCCAGCAGGACGGGCCACCACGCTGCTCCAGAACCCGTTGCTCTTGATTGATGCAAGCAGCTTCGCTACCTGCGCCTCGTCAATCGGGTGCAGCTCGAAGTCGCGGAACGGATTGGGCTGGATCAGCTCAAGCCGGATCTCAGGCATGCATCACCTCCGCGAGTTGGGCAGGCAACCTGCGAAACACCGTGCCGGCACCACGCTGCACAAGCGCTGCCGCAAGCTGGAAACCGCTGCCCGGCCAGGGCAACGGCGGCTGATCCACCAGCATGAAGCACGTCACGCCAAACTCGGCCGCCTCGATCTCTCGCAGCCGCGCTTTGGTGACGAAGTGCGTGATCGTCGCCAGAAACACCACGTTGGGCGATAGCTCCATCGCGTGGCGCAGGAACGGACGAAACTTCGACCACGGCGGATTGCTGATGATCCAGTCCGCCGGCTCCCGATACGTCAGGAAGTCACGGCCTTCCGTCACCTCGCACCAACGGACGTCGTTGCTGTGACGCAGCATCGCGCTATAGAACGCACCATTGCCACGACATGGATCGAGCAGCCGGCCGCGCGGCTGGTAGAAGTCCACAATGCGCCGGGCGAGTTCGGGTGGCGTCATGACCAGATCGTGGTGTGCAGCGTTCTGCCCCGGCGCGAGGCGTCGCTTTGCGGGCTTCGGAGCCGCCAACGCCGGGAACAGCGTGAGTTGACCCGCCATCACGCCATGCCCCCGGCTCGCGCATCCATCACCGACGCCCGCAGATGCACGCCGCACTCACGCAACGACTGCTCCACCTCGCCCACGCTGCGGCACAGCATCACCTCAGCCCCGGCATAGATCAGCCGCCGATGCGTTTCCTTCTGTGCTGCCGATACCACACCGCGCGCCGCCTTCAGCTCGATGAACAGCGCACGACCGCGGTGGATCACCTCGATGTCGGGCCATCCCTTGCAGTAGCCGGAACGGCTTAGTGCCACCTGCGCGCCCTTGCTGCGCTTGCCCTCGCCGGGGCTGTGGTGCGCGATAGCATCCGGCGGCAGTGCCAGCTTCAGATACTGCATGGTGGTATGCAGCAGGCCGTCCTCATCGTGCCTGCGCTGCGCGACGTTCCGGCCCCACACGGCATGGATGTTTGGCGCGCTCACGCCGCCACCAGATGCGAGCGCGGCCCGTTGTGCCGGCCGTAGTCGCGTCCAGCAGCCATGTCGCGCAGCCTCAGCATCAGCGCTGCCAGGATCGCGTCCGGCACCGGGACCGCACGCGCCAGCCACCCGTCCACCCACGGCATGCCGAGTGCGTGGCACTCAGCCGCCATGCGTACATTCCAGCCGGCCCCGCCATAGACGCGCCAGGCCAGGGTGGCGCAGTGCATGTAGCGGCGCTCCACCACGCTCATGCCGCCGCCTCCCGCGCCAGGATCGCGCGCCCGAGCATTTCCGGTACTTGAGGCACCAGAGAATTGCCCAGCGAGCGCAGGCGGCTGACGCGGTCAGGCACGCCCTTCGCCACGCGCGGCACGCCGGGCCATTCGGCTACCCACGGTCCTCCACGAGCCGCCATTCCAGCCCAAACTGCTTCTTCGTCAGATAGGGACTGCCATGCTTCATGAAGCGCGTCCGATGCGTGTGGCAAAACTCCGAGTGATAAGAGGGCTTCCCGCATACCGTGCATGGTGGCGGGGTCCTCTTCGGCATGATGTCCCCCTGCCGGTGATGCAGCGATGTGTGGCAACTGGTGCAGAGCGTCTGAAGGTTCGCCGGATCGTTGTTCCGCCAGTCCCTGTCGATGTGATGGATGGACAGTTTCTCCGGCGTTCCGCAGTGCTCGCATGACGCCTTCAAGAACTTGAGGACGCGCTTCTGAACTGCCGCGCGCGTCGGGTTTTCGTGTGTCTGTGCCAGTCCCATGCACGTCCGGTCGCAGTATTTGCGGCGGCGGAACTCTTTCATTCCCTCCAGCGTGCCGCTGGTCATCATTCTCCTTCGCCGGAGAAGCTTCTGACAGTACAGGCAGTGCTTGATGGGGTCCGGCTTGATGTGCTGCGGCATTCAACCGACCTTCGTCCAATCCTTCGGAATTCCTAAAAGCCATTCCACGAACGGTGGATTGAGCGCCCCCCCCACCGCATCGTTCAGCGGCAGTCCCGCTGTCGGCGCGCGGAAGTAATCCTCCGTCCCGACTTTCAGGCTCGGTGAGCGATAGTCCCGCGAGGCCGGCGTCGGCCACATCGCCACCGCATCCTCCAGCCGGCTCTTGTGGCCGCCAGCCTTCTCTATCGCCTCCGGTGTCCGCAGTTGCGACACCATCCCCTGGCCAGACCTCGGCGTCGGCCACATCGCCACCCAGTCGTTCAGGTTGCGCCCCCCGTGCTCCGTCCCGTAGCGCCCCACCCGGCTCGCATTGCCCGGCGTCGCGTCGTGCGCCTGCGGGGTAGGCCACAGCTTCACTTGCGCCGACAGTTTCGGCTCGCCACGGGAATTGAGCTTCCCCGCCACCCGGTCCATCGCATCGTCCGCGACGGGGGTCTGCCACATCCGCTCGGGATGCTGCACCAATGCTTCCAGATGCCGCGCTGCCCGCGACTGTAGCCACCACTGCACACCCGGCTTCCACGGTGCCGTCTGCGATGTCCCAAGCGTGGCCGTTGGCGTCGGCCACATCCCGCTGCGCGCCATCACCGCCAGCGAGGAGCATGTATTGCGCCCCATCCGCTCCTTCATCGCCATGTGCGCCTCGAACGACTTCCCGTCGTCCTTCGCCACTGGGGTAGGCAACAATCCATATGCGCTCGCGGCGGTGCGGGGCGCCCATGTCGGCTGCGGAAATAATTCGCCATTCCGCATCGAACCCGAGCGCGGCAAGGTCACAGAGGACCCGCTCCAGTCCTCGGCCAACGAGAGCTGCCACGTTTTCAATGAGTGCGTATCGGGGTCGTAGCTCGCCAATGAGCCGGGCGAACTCGGACCACAGGCCGGACTGTGGCCCGGTGATGCCTGCGCCCTTTCCGGCGATGCTGATGTCGGTGCAGGGGAAGCCGCCGCAAATGACGTCCACGGAAATTCCGTCTGCCCGCAGTCGTTCAGCCGTGAGGGATCGAACGTCGTCATAACAAGGCACCTCCGGCCAGTGCTTCGCCAGCACCCGCCGGCAGTAGGGGTCGATCTCGACAAACGCGCAGGTGCGGAAGCCGGCCCGCTCAAGGCCGAGGCTGAACGCCCCGATACCGGAGAAAAGGTCCAGCACGTTCATGCCGCAGCCCGCCGTGGTGGCACGATCCAGCAGCGGCGACGGCACGGCTCACAGTATGGCCCGCCATCAACCACCGGCGCGTCACACCAGTCCCAGTGTGGCCGGTTGCCCCGCGGATACAGGCAGCCACGCGGCGCCACAGGCTCCCGCGGGGGCGGGGGCGGCTCCAGTGCTGGCGCGGGCGGCGTCTGCTCTGCCTTCACTGGCCTGGGGCGTGCGGGAGGCCGCGTCTGGCCAGCGGCGCGGATCGGCGAGGGCCGCGGCGGCAAGTTCAGCCGGTGCGCCTTGCCGACCACTGCCGATTTGCTGACGCCCAGCTCAGTGCCGATCAGGGTGGCGGCGGCCCCGTCCGACCATCGCTGGCGCAGGTGCGCCGTGGCGGCCTCGCCCCACGCGTGCGGCTGGCGTCCAGGGTTCGCCGCGCTCACCGGCCATTCCTGGACTGCACGCCTCGGGGCTTAGTCCGCGCCAGGTATTCCGGGGTGATCTCCGGGGCGATGGCCGCGATCCGGTGCCAGTGCGACGCGGGAATGCCCCGCACGCGCCACTTGCTCACCGTGTTCTCTCGCATCCGCAGCAATCCAGCCACCCGCTGGTACCCCCCGAGGTCGTCCAGGATTTTCGCGTGTCGGTTAGCTGACATCAGACTGCCACAATCTAGACTAGTCGTCCATGCGTCAAGTCGTGGTTGCGGCGCGGGACAAATTGTCCCAGATTAGCAGGAAATCTGCTGCGACAGGGATTCCGTGAGAAAGACCGAAATTCAGCGCCAAAAAGAACTGGCTATGGGCGTCGCAGAACGGCTGGCAACAGCCCGCCAACTGGTCGGCATGACGCGAACCGAGCTAGCCGCAGCGTGCGGCGTCGATGCGTCCACCATCGCTCACGTCGAGAACAGCGTGCGGCTACCTAGCATTCATCTGCTAATGTCCTTGTGCCACATCCTACGTATTTCGCCGCAATATCTGATGTGGGGATCGCTCGAAGCAGTTGATCAAGAGCTAGCAGTCCGTCTGAAACAGATACGGCCGGAGTTGAGTTGGCCATCTGCGCAGCCCACCCCAGGCACCTCGGACAGTTCCGCACCGAGCAGTGGTCCGAAACCCAGGACACGCCGCTTGCTTGCCATGAACGCTGCAAATTAAAATAGCAGGAAACACCCTTTTTTTGTTGACCGTCAGGACTGTCAGTCCCTACGTTGTGTAGCGACATTACGCTACTGGACAACGGCACGTGCGGCATATTCACCCCCTCAAGGCGGCAGTTTCCGAACGGCTGACGACGGACTTCCAGTTCCCCGAAGCCCCATGTGGCGGGTTGGACGCGCCCGACCATACAGTAACGCCGCTGTCACACTCATCCTATGCGCAAACCGGCAAGCAGCGTCCCGATGCGCGTGTGCAACGTGACTCCAACGCAACTCTCGCGTGGAATATCCGTGATGTCCCAGGCGTTACGGCGAATGTCTCCGAGCAAACCGCAACCTCACAAATTCTTTATCGGACCACAAACGATGCCCCGTCGCCCGCGCCCCGTGACCTATGCGCAGGCGATGAACGCCCTGCTCGACGCCTATCTGACGCTGTTCCGCATCCTCGAACTGCGGCTTCTGGACCCGCAGACGCGGGAGGAGCTGGAACTGCTGCGGGACCGGCTGGCGCTGGTGACGCGCCGGGACAACGGGAGGCGCTGAGCGCTGAAATAGCGCAGATCCTGCGCGCACAGCGGGACCGGGATTTCGTCGCGACGCTGGCCGAATGGCAGCGCGCCTCTGGCACGGATCGCGCCTACTGGCGCCGCTATGTCCGCCTCGCGATCGCCGAGGAGCGCGCCAGGCTCGCCAAGAGCCGCGCCGCACTACTCGCCGCCACCACCCGCAATCGGCAGGAGGCCGCATGATGGACCACCCGGACAACGCATCCCTGCTCACGAACGCCGCCGCCCTGCTAGAGCGCGCCCGCAGCGACGAGCGGGCGCTGGAGCTCGAGATGACGGTGCTCCAGACGCGGCTGGAGATGATGCGCGAGGTCGTGGCGGCCCTCACTGGCCGCCCGCGGGTGCGCCGCCAGCGCGCGCCACGTCTCGTGGAGACGCCCCAGGAGGCGCCTGAGATGGCCCCGCAGGACGCCGCATGAGCGAGCGTCCCAACCTCCCGGTGCCCGACGAGCTCGCAACCGTGCGCGCCGACATGAAGCGGTTGGAAACGCGAGAGGCGGAACTGAAGCAGATCCTGCTCAGCGATCCCAGCGCAAGGACGGGCGCGTCCTGGCTGGCCGAAATCAAGACGGTGACCACCCAGCGCCTCGACGTGAAAGAGCTGCGCGCCAATCACCCAGACATCGCCGAGCAGTACACCTTCCCGACCGAGGTCACCCGCGTCGTGCTGTCGGGCATCGACGAGCACGGCGAGATCATCCCAGCGCGGCAGTTCCGCAAAGCAACCGCATGATCTGCGAGCGATGCCAGATAGCATTCATGCCGAAGCGAGCGATGCAAAAGTTCTGCTCGCCCAATTGCGCCAGAGCCAACGCTAGATCTGTTTACGAGACGAAGATGCGGGCTACGGAGGTTGAACGCTTTTGGGCTAGAGTTGATCGCAAAGGTCCGAGCGATTGCTGGGAATGGACTGGAGCTAAACTTCCGAAAGGTTATGGCCAATGCAACTGGCGTGGCCAGACAACGCAAACCCACCGCTTGGCATACGCATTAAGCAATCCACAAAATATTCCAGGCGCCAGATTGGTGCTTCATACCTGCGACAACCCTCCATGCTGCAACCCACAGCATCTGTGGTTGGGAACGGCGAAGGACAATACGGCCGATATGATGAGTAAGGGCCGTCAGAAATTCATCAGCCGTCGCACGCATTGTCCGCGTGGCCATGAATATTCGGAAGAAAACACCTTGTGGGTATGGCAGCGCCGGCGGACCTATTTGGCCAGACGATGCAAAGCGTGTCAGAGCGACAAGTTCCGCACGTATCACCAGAAGACTAGAAAGACGCGGCTCGGGAAGATGCGCGAGTGGCGCCTCGCGAAAAAGGATGAACAGAGGATCTGACCATGAGTGACATCGTAAATACCGATCCAGTTTCCCCTGAGGCGGCCGAGCACATCCTAGGCACTGGTGATCTGTCGAAACTTACCACTCACCAGCGCGTAGAGTATTACGCCGCTGTCTGCAGGTCGATGGGTCTAAATCCCCTAACGCGTCCCTTTCGATTCATGTCGTTCCAGGGGCAAACGGTGATGTATGCGACGCGTGATTGCACCGACCAGTTACGTCAACTCCGCAAGATCAGCATAGCTATCACTGACAAGCACCTCGATGGCGATCTCTTCATTGTCACAGCTCAGGCGACAACGGCAGACGGACGGCGCGACGAGGACGTTGGAGCCGTTACCATAGGTAAGCTGATGGGCGAGGCCCGCGCTAACGCCACCATGAAAGCTATGACAAAAGCTAAGCGCCGCGTCACATTATCAATTTGTGGTCTAGGGATGCTATCTGAGGATGAGGTAGAAACCCTGCCAGGAGCGATGACGTTCGCTCACGATGCCACATCCTACCGTGACGCTGATGAACCGCATCGCGCCGTTGCAGCAGCCGCGACACGTCCCCCACGCAAGGTAGAGGAGCAGACGAAGCCGACTACCGAGCGCACGGATGGACAGTGGAAAATTTGGCTCGATAAACTCCGCGCGGCGTGCGATGTGCTCTACCGGCGTGACGAGGTAGTAGAGGTTGCGAACCGTTCCAGCGTAGGCGACGCTATCAGCACCGGCCCAGAGTGGGTGCAGCGTGAGATTGCCGCGATCCTAGCCGATAACTACGCGCGGTTCCCGGCGGAGGATGAGACGGGCGATCTGCCGGAGGTCGAGATCGCGGGCGCTGAGAAAATGGCGTCGGGCTGAGGCTCATGGAGCGCTTCTGGCGCTTGGTGGCGATGGTCTTCCTGATGGGTAGCGTCACGGCCCTGGTGGCCTGGATGCTGCTCTCGGTCCCGATCCAGCATTAGCCGTCCGGCGGTGGCGTAGGCGGCCTGGCCGCAAGCAGTAGGGCGAGGATACCGGCCAGGGCCTCTGTGAAGATCGCTGACGCGCGAGCGCCAAGGTCAGCGCAGGCGCCGAGCGGATACGCCTTCTGGTAGATCAACACGACGCACGTCAGCACCGCGATGCTCACCCATAGGCATTGCAGCAGCAGCACGATACCGAACAAATAGAAGCACGCGCGCAGCATCGGGAACGGCGGGCGGCGCGCCACATCAATCTTCGCCGATGCCGATAGTCTCGAGGATCTCCCGCATGCGCGACCAGGCGATGCGCTCGCTGCGCCGCCGATGCGGCCTCCGCGATGTCACCACCGGCGCGATTGTCCAGTTATCTCCGACCGTCATGCCCTTGGTGCTGACCAGCCGGCGCATCTCGCCGTCGAGCCAGTTGTAAGCATCGTGCAGCCCCGGCACTTCCAGGCCGGCATGGATCGCTTGGGCGAGCGCGGCGCGCTGGTAGCTCTGATAGGTGAGGTCGGTAACGCTGGGCGCGAGGTGGTCATTGTCCGCCACATCGGCGCCCCAGTCGTATGTGAGGATGTTGAGGTCCGCCGCCTCGCCCCAGCTCAGGCATTTGGTGCCATACACCGCCCGATTGACGGCGTGGTCGGCAGGCTTCGGCCTCGACGCGATATCCCAGCACAACTGATCGTCGCTGTCGCCCAGCGTCATCGTCTCGCTGTCTATCGTCACCTGCATGCCGGGCCGGAACCGCTGCACGTATTTGAGGATGAGCGTGTCGCTTGTCTTGGTCATGGCCGCAGCGAGGATCGAGGCATTCTGCAACCGCATGTGATACGGGCTGCACCTGGCGCGGCACCAGCCGGAGGTGGCCGAGGCTCTGTCTATACACGAGTGTATCAGCCACTCGGCAGGCTCGACCCACTCCTCGCGCCATGACGCGATCCACGCCGCGGTCAGGTCCACCATCCCTTGCTGCCACACATGGTCGCCGGACTTCGACGGATCGAGCTCTGTCGTCTGGCCGCCCTCCACGATGGAATGAAACACATAACAATAGGGATCGCTGCTATTCGCCATCCGGTCCTCGACATAGCCACGATGCACATCGAGCCAGTGCAGCCAGTAGCTCTGAGGCAGCAGCCAGGACGGCACGACGGCCGGCGTTGCAGCCACGCACTCGGCAATCGCGCGCGTGGGCCACGCCCAGTAGCGGCCCATGACCATGCAGCGGCTGTCTGCCGGTAGCGACAACTGCTGGTAATTCGTGACGAACTGCATCGCCTCGAGGTGGTAGGGATCGCCCGTGAGCAGGAACGGGATGTAGCTCATCGACGGCAGATGGCCCTGGTCCGTGCGCAGCGGCGATGGGCCTTTGGCGATGTAGGGCGTGCCCTCGCTGGCGCTGTACATGTTGGCTGATGGCCAGTCGTTGATGATGTCACCGGGCGCTGGGGCGAGCGTGTCTGGATCGCGCACGATGCAGGCGTAACCGTTGATCGCCTCGGCCTGGTTGCGCCATGCGGTCTCCGGTGCGCCGCGCACGAGATACTGCGCCTGCCATCCCGTGATGATGCCGAGACCGGGATAGCCGCCTGTCGATCCCATGTTCTGCGGCATCCCGCAGGTGGCCATGGGTGTGTACGGGTTCACCGTGAGGATCGGGCCGGTCGCCAGGCCGGTGGTGTTGAGGTGCGGGATGAGGTTCTGCGCGCTGAGCTGCGCGTAGGTGCGACGCACCGGACGCGGAGCCGACTGCCAGCGCCAGCGGCCGAACCAGTAGTGCCCGCTGGGCGCCTCCACAGTGGCTGTGGTGCCGTCGCGGCGGGTGATGGTGCAGGTGTAGGCCGGCAGGTTCGCTGCCTCTGCTGTGGCCCGTGGCTGGCCGTGCTCGAATACCCACTCCTCGCGGTCGCCGCTCCTGTCGGGGCGGTAGAATACCAGCATATGCGGCAGGCCAGGATTGGTGCAGACGATGTTGTCCTGCACGAAGTGGCCATCGGGGTCGGTGTAGCTGTCGAGCGGCTGGCCGTCGCTGGCGATGAACACGTAGTCGGTGCCGGTAATGGTGATCGTAGCGCGCGCCTCGCCAGGCTCCGGTGGCGGCTCTTCCGGGTCCGGTGGATCCGGCGGGCTGGGCTCCTCGGCCGGCACGAACAGCCGCTGCGTCTCGGCGGTCTCGAATACGATGATGTGCGGATAGGTCGGCGGGTCAGCCATGCGCGTTTCCCTGCATTATTTGTGTTGACACAGCCGACACCGATCTTGCACAGATAGGTGCATGGCAAGGCTTAATGTCGTATTGACGGATCCGCAGCGCGCTTGGCTTGAGAAGGCCGCAGCGCGGCTTGGCCTATCGGTAGGCGAGTTCCTCAGACGGCTGATCGATCAGGCGCGGGAGGCGAAGTAATTGGATGACATGCCAACGCGTGTTGCGGTGCTGGAGCAGATCGCCCGCAGCACGGATGCAGCGCTGGGCGAAATCCGCTCCGACGTGCGCGAGATACGCACCGAGATGCGCTCGCAGTTCCGCTGGCTGCTCGGCACCATCATCGTGGTGCTGATGGCACAGGCTGCACTGTGGCTGCGGATCGGCGCATTGCACTAGAGCGTTCAGCGGCGCAGCGCTTTGGATGACACACGCGCCGCATCATCACATTGAAAGACACAGACTATGGTTAGACTAGCACTCGCCGCGGCACTCCTGCTCGCGGCAACGCCCGCCTTCGCTCAGAACTGGACGCAGCGGCAGATGGGCAGCACCACGTACTACGACAGCGACAATGGCTGGAGCGGCACCGGACGCCGGATGGGCAGCACATACTACCAGGACTTCAGCGGCCCGAACGGGCAGATGAAGAGCTGCACCTCAAGGCAGATGGGCAGCACGGTCTACACCGACTGCAACTGAGATGAGCGACGAGGACACCGCATCGTCAAGGACGGTGCATCCGCTGTTCCGGGCCATTCTGGAGGCCCACGGCGCACCGAAGCCGCAGCGGGATTACCCGTTCTGCGACACCGCCAAATGCCCCTGGTGGCGCGGCTACTGCTCGCGTGACCCGGCCTGCAACGACTGAAAGGACAGCGCCGGCTTCGGCCGGCGTCACCTCCGCTTTAGGACACTGACATGGAACTTATGATTGGCGCCGGCCTTGCGCTCGCGCTGCTGTACTTTTGGCTTATGGCCCATTGGTTTGCCCGCGTGGTCGTGTTTCTGCTGCTCGGCGCAGTGCTGACGGTAATAATCACCGCGAGCATCGGCTGGGGCGTCTACGACGGCCGTGCGCCAGGGGAGATTGTTCTCCCGATAGCGGCAGTGGCCTTCGGCATGGCGTGGCTGCTCGCCAGCTTGCCCATCTACTACTGGCGGCACGTCATTGGCGCAGCGGGTGCTGTGACAGCAGCTCCGCATCGCGGGCAGCAGCGAGTTCATTGACCTTCTGCTGCGCCCGAGCCGCCTGGGCTGCCACCCGCGCCGGGCGGGTGGCCTGAAATGTGCCAAGTGCCGCATTCGCTGCCAGTGCCAGAGGGTTGGCGGCGTAGGCCGTATAGGCCAGCGCACTGTGAGCCAAGCCGCCGGCGGCATGCCGGGCTACTGTTCCCAACACAGTCGGCGATTTGGCCGCGCCAGCCGTGAACAACTGATAACTGTCGGAGCCAGCAACCTTCGCCTGCTCGTCTCGCAGTTGCTTGGCCGCAAGCTCGTTCCGTACGTTGACGATGTTCTGGATCTGCTCGTCCGTCAGCGACTTCGCCAGGGTGTTCTTGCTGTCGGTCAACCCCTTGTGGATGTCCTCCAGCATCTGCTCGACTTTTCGCAACACCAGCTTGCCGTTGCTGCCGACGATGTTTTTCGCACCTTCGAAATAGCGCTGGAGGAACCGCTGCTGGTTCACCGGCTGCGATGCCTCGCGGTAAGCGTCCCGGTATGCCTGGTAATTATCCGCACCTGACTGGATGCGCTCGTCGAGCCGATTGGCGATGTCGCGCAGAATAAACTGTGACACCTGCGCGTCCGAGCCTTCGACATCCTTTGGCCGCTCGGCTTTGTTCAATAGGTCGTCTATATGCCGCCGCGCGCCGTAGAGCTGCGAAGGCCGGTCCTCAAGGGTTCCATCCCGTTTGTACAGGCGCTGCAGGACGCTCTTCACCGACCGCTCGACGGCACCACGCTTGCCCTCGGGGCTGTCGAGCAGCTTCTGCATGTAGCTGACATCCGACGAGACATTGACGGGCCGCTCGTTCTCGAATGCGCCGAACTGCTCGGGCGCCACCTCCCGCCTGCTGGTCCGGAGCGCATCGAGCGTATTGCCGTCGCCGGCATCCTGGCGCAGCAGATCAGTCATTCCGTTGTGCCGCGTCGTCTCGTTGGCGTCATACTGCGCGCGATAAGCCTGCCCCTCCGAATCAGCGTAGCGACGCTTATGATCGAGTGCGACCTGTGGATCGAAGTTACGCTCTGGCAGCATGCGCGCCGGCAGTTGTCCACCAGGGACGTTCGTCACATACGCAGTATCGTCCACCAGCGCAGTGCCGGCTCGTTCTCGCGCTGGCTGGTCAATCGACTTGCGCAGGTTGGTCGCGCGCTGGACATCTGTGTATTCCGGCGCCGCGCCACTGGGTGTTGCCGCCGCGCCAGCAGACCTGGGTGTAGGTGCCTCGGCTTCGGTGAGTTCTGGCGGTGCTGCGCGTGGCGTCTCAGCCGGTCGCGGCGTGATCCGCAGTCCTTCACGCCCTGTAGCGTCATTGGCGATCCAGGCGTCTCCCCACCGCTGGCCTTGTGCGTCAGTCAGCATGCCGTTTTTGATGTCGGTGATCGGCACCGTCTTGCGCCCACCATCGGTTACAAGCTCGACCGTGTGCCCGGCGTCCAGGGCCTGCTGCGCTTCGGCCACCAGGGCGTCGCCGCCCTTGGTCATGTCGTAGCCACCGCCCTCAGCCTCGCCTGCTTTCTGTATCCAGTTCCGGTCGAGGAAGGTCGGGCCTGGCGCTGCTTGCTGCACCGCAGGCGACACGGATGGCGGCGCTTGCGTTGTGTCTTGCGGGCGATTGAGTGCATTGCCTCCAGCGCCGACCGGAGGCTCTTCCGGCGGAATGCGGCTCATCGCCTCGCGGATGTCTTGCATCGTGATGGGACGGTTAAGGGCATTACGTGCTGCGGCTGCCGTGCTCGGCCCACGCACCGCTGCTCCTGTTTCTCCTGTCGGAAACGCCTCGGGCGCAGCCGCCAGTTCGCGGCCAAGCGATCCGGGTGTGAGCTGACCGCTTAGTGAGCGCCCGCCACCGAGCGGGATAGACACGCCAGGCGGCAACGCAGGCAGCGAGACATCGGGGGTCGCCTCCTGCACGAACTGCTGACCGCCCCTGAACAGGCCAGAGACGCCGCCGGCCAGTGGATTGACAATGTATCGCCCAAGCTCCACCCCACCAGGCGCCCATTTTTCCACCATCTTGGCGGTGTCTGTGCCCTGATACCCACCGTAGCCTTCGGCGACCGCCGATCCCACCCGCTCCAATGACGTAGGGGACTGGACCCTGGCCTGCTGCTCGGGCGTTAGCTTCTCCGGCAATCCCAGCAGTGTCTTCAGAGTGGGGTTGGCCGACGTGTCACCGTAGGGCGGGATATAAATGCCCTCTGGCGTATAGGTGCCCTTGGGTGGCTCCTCCGGCTTCACGGGTGGGCCGGTCAGTCCGGGCGCAGACGGTGCGCCAAGCTCCTCAGTGACCTGCTGTTTCGTCGGGTCGTCCTGCGGCTTGGCAGACGGCTTGGCCGAGGAGCCACTACCCAGTTCGGTATTCACCAGGTCAAGCGTCGGGTCGGCCTGTGGCTGCGCCTGTGCCGGCGCTGGCTTGCGCGACGGCGTGTTGTAGTCAGGTGTCGGCGCGGTTGTCTGCGGCCCACCGCCCTGGTAGCCGAGCTGTCCGCTGAAAGTCTGCGCCCGCCCGCCGACCAGCCGGGCGTAGTTGGGATTGACCGTGTTGTAACCGCTGGCGACCAGCGCCCCCGGCTGCTGGTCAGCCGGCACCTTTGCCACACCGCTATAGCGTGGCGTCTGCATCAGGCTGACGAAAGCCTGGCCAGCAGCAGATGCATCGGGATAGCTGGCGACCACCTGTCTGCCGTTGATGACGGGAGAGATGCCGAACAGGTTGTTGCCTTTGACGCGGGTGCCGCCGCCGGTTTCGATGTCGATGATGCCAAGCACCACCGCAGGATTGAGACCCGTCTGCTGCGCGATGTCATTCGCCAGCGGCGTGTAGGTCGCCAGGAAGTCGTTGCTGGCCATCTCAGGGCATGACCCGGAGGTCGCCGACCAGTCGCGCGGCGCGCGCTATGCGCAGCGTATCGAGGAAACGCAGCCGGTCTTCCCTGCTGCCGTTCTGCAAATCAGCCTGCAGTGTCTTGATCTGCTCCGGGTTGTACAGGTCACGAGCGAAGGCCCGCACGTCGACCTTGGCGGCCTGGTCGCGCAGATAGTTCATGTAATTGCCGCCATACAGCGCCTGCTCGTGGGATGGCATGGCGTGCCACTGGTTGTTGAGCGCTACGGTCATACGTTGCAGCGCGACCCCGGCTTTTATCATGTCGGCGCCGGCGAGTTCGTGGATGCCGGTATTTGCATTGCCCGACAGCACGGCTGCCATCCGCGCATCCGAACCGGCGGCCACCGGATTGCCGCTCACGATCTGCGACAGATACTTGTGCAGCGCGTCGTATTCCTTGGTTGAGTCGAAAGGCTCATTGACGACGCCTGTGCTGCGGGCGAGGGCGTTTGCCCATCCCTTGAATGCGTTCACCTGATCGGTGGTCGGGGCCGTGGTCATGCCGCGACCGTAGAGGGACAGCGCCTGTGTGTAGGGGAAGATCGTCTGCTGATAGTTTGCCGCGGCGGTGTCGTGCGTTGTCAGTAGTTCCGCCGCCCGCTGGTTCTCGGATGTCTCCTGTATGCCGGGGCCGCGGACAGCATCGCCGGCAACCTGGGTGCCGCGGGATTGCGAGGCCCGCGCGTTCTGCATTCCCCGTAGAATGGCCGAGACATCGCCGGCAACGGCTGGGGATGGTGGCGATCCCGCGCCTGTTGAGGGTGCCAATGGATTGATGGACGCCACCGGCACACCTCCCTCCAGCGCCGAGCGAGGTCCCGGCATCATGCTGTCTGTCGGTGCATTCACGCTGGGTGCGACTGGTGGAGCAGGAGATGCCGGCGCTACGGGAACCGGCGCCACCGGAGCCGCTGTGGCGGGGGCCGCCGCTGGTGCCGCAGGAATTGCCTGCCCAAACCCGCCGCCGCTGTATGGCGTCCCAGAGCCGCCTGGCGGGGCTGGTGGTGGTCCCCCCTGCTGAACGGCTGGGGGAGCTGGTGGTGCGGCGCTGCCTGGGACATTGAGACGCGGCGGGTTCGTCGGACTAGCCGGTTGTCCATTGTGTATGACCCCGCCAGTTCCGGCGGAAGGCGCGACGGTGGTGATGCGCGCGCCTGGCGGCAGGATGCCGGGGAATCCCTGTTCCGTGGTTACATCCGCCAGTGGCCGCGAGACGGTCGCCCCTAGCTTCACGTCAGGATGCCGCCGCACATAGTCCTGGTCGGCTTGGAACGTGACTTGCGTCATCGCCTCACCCGGCGAGAGCGTGCGGTTCACCCCACCGCCCTGCGGCGTGATCCCCCCGGTGTAGGGACCGGAGGTCAGTCGTGACTGGCCGGAGTATGGCTGGAGGTTTCCGCCAGTGTCGAACGTGCCGGAAGGTCTCGCCTGTTCCAGCACCGTCTGTGCCTGTAAGCCTCGCGACAGTCCCTGGACGGCAAGCTGTGTATTGGCGCGCGGGTTGTCGCTGACCTGCGCATGCAAAGACTTGGCGAAGTCTGGTGTCCAATAGCCAAGGGCGACCTGGCGTTCGATGAAAGCATGGGCCGCATCGGCTGGGATGCCGGCGGGATTATCAGCAATCAACTGCCCCATGCCAGCCATGCCGGCATTCACGCGAGCGCTGTGCGTCACGTAGGTATTGTGATCGAGCGTCTGGCCTTGCTGCGCGGTCTCCAGCGCTGACATTGCTGCAGTCGGGTTTGCCTTCAAATTCGAGAGGAAGGCGCTCTGGTTTGGGGTGCCGTCAGGGTTGAGGCTGTTTTGGAACGCCTGCCCTGCCGCCTCCTTAGATTGCTGCTGACGTAGCTGATAGACCTTGCCCGCCGCATCGAGCGCCGTGGTCTGCGCTGCCAGCGGGTTGACGACAACCGGCGGTGCCAGGCCGAAGTTCGAGCCACTCATTGCGCGGTCCTCTCTTACTGCGGCGTCCACAGCATGTCGGGATTGGCGCCGGAGCCGTAGATGCTCGGCGTCCCGAACGTGGACTGGCTGCCGGTCGGGTTCATGTATTTCTGGAATTGGTTATACCCGAGGTAATTCTGCAGCCCCTGGTTCAGCGCGTTACCGGCGTTGGTCAGGCCCTGCGCCTCCGTTTGCCCCGCCGTTGTCAGCGCATTGCCGGCGTTTTTCGCTGCATCAACCCCCTGCGTGCCCAGCCCCGCCGCAGCGTTGGCGCCAAGTCGCGATGTCTCGAACAGCCGGCTGAACTGGTTGGTGAGTTGCCCCTGTTGGCCTTCGTTGAGCGCCAGCACATCCTTGAAACGGTTCTGCGCAATGTCGAACTGCGTCTTGTAGGTGGTATCAGCCAGACCCTTAGCATACTCAGCCGCGCCCTTGAGGCTCGCACCGCTCACGCCCAACCCACGCGCCGCCGCAGAGCTTTGCGTTGCCTTCAGGTTCTGCGCCAGCGTGAACTGATAACCGGGCGTCTGCTCCAGTTCCGCCTGCGTCATCCGGGGCGGCAGGTATTGGTTATAGGCCAGATCGACGTAATCCCGCCCGCCGCCGGTCGGCCCGGCATTGGCCAGCGCCGACAGTCCCGGCAGCGCGCTCGCACCCGCGCCCATGAACGGCGACAGATCCTGCCGCGTCATCAGGTACTGCATTTTCTGCAGGTTGGCGGCGTCCGACGCGGCTCCCGCAGCTTTGCTGCTGCCAATCATCTGCGAGCCGGCCGATAGTGCAGCCCCTGCAACTGTCGCGGCGGCAACCGCTCCAAGGCCCATGTCCTAGCCTCCTAGTTCCAACTGATAGAGTTGCCCGAACTCGCTGGCACCCAACCGGCGAAACAGCGTGCCAAGCCGCGGCCCGCTGCCGCGATGCCCCGCCCGCATCAGCACACGATGCACACCGCGCGCCTTGAGGTCGTCCAGTGCCGCGCGCTGCGTCTTCAGTCCAAGGCCGGGAAACGACGGATCGGCGAAGAAGATCGTCTGCTCGGCCAGCATCTCGTCAGATGAGTCCAAGCTCGGCGCAATCACCGACACCAGATACGAGAACATCCGGCCATTGCTGCGCGAGGTGAACACATGCAGGCAGCCGAGGTCGTCCAGGCGCTGCAGCAGCGGCACATTCTTGCGCGCGTGGTCGTCGGGCGACTGTCCGGTCTGCACCAGGTGCTCAGCGAACAGCGGCTTGGCGTCCTCGTAGAACGTGCGGAATGGCTCGGTCTGAAACGTCACGCCGTCGATTTCGCGGCTGCCCTGCATGTTGGCGATCATGCGATGCTTCGCCGTCTTCGCCAGTTGCTGGAGCTGCGTCCCGTGGGCGGCGTAATAGCGCATCAGTTTCGGCAGGCTCTCCTGCACGTTGATCGGTGCCCATGCCTGCCACCAGTCGTGATCGTGCGGCATGCCGAGGCAGTGCTCGAACACAAGCGCGCACGTCGCCTCGTCGCGCAGCCCCTCGAACGTCACCGCCAGAACGTCCGGCAGCCGCGCCGCGACCTGGCGCAGCTTGGCCTCGTGGTGCCGCAGCACCGGGCGCATCACCGCGTCATCGAACGCGAGCCCGCCACGGCGCAGCGACGCCAGCACCTCGTCCAGCGGGCGGGTCACCGTGACCACCCTCACGCCGGGCTTCAGGAGCCGCCAGAAGGGGGCGGCGGCGGTTTCGCATGTCCCGGTGCAGGACTGCGCCAGCCAGCTCTCCACGTCCGCCAGGGAGCGGCAGTGGCGCAGTTCGTCGTGGGCACAATGAAACGGCCCGTAAGAGAGGAACTTACTCAACCAGGCGGAGCGGCTACGCGGCAGCGACAGCACGACGAAAGGCGGTGTCACCCGAGCCGTGCCTCCAGCGCCTCGATGCGGGCGGTCACCTTGGCGACCTCCGTATCCACATACGCCTTGGGCGCGGCCTGCTGCGGCTCGGTCGGCATGACCAGCGGTAGATCGACTGGCACGGGCGGCGGCGGTTCCGGTGGCAGCGGCGCGGGATCGGGCACGCCACCATCGGCCAGCCACTGATCGTAGGTCTGTCGATCGCGGTTGGCGGGATCGTCAGGGATGTAGGCTTGATCCAAAACCCTGAGAACAGTATCGGAGTTGTTAAGAAGCTGGTATTCAGCAGCCATACTGGCCACCATAGAAAGTAACACTGTGCCCCGCATTACGAGCGTCGCCCCCGAACGTTTCTGGCGCCGTGTAACGATTGCCACCCCAGAGGTCTGCTGGCCGTTTGTGGGGACGCACACCAGCGACGGCTACGGCCAGATGCAATGGGCCGGGAAAGTCCGCCTCGCGCATCGGATTGCCTATCAGCTTGCGACAAACGTGACCCTCTCCGACGAGCCTAAGTTGCTTCCCGCAAGCGTCTGCGTGCTGCATATTTGCGATAATCCCTCGTGCTGTAATCCGTCGCATCTCCGGCTTGGCACGCAAGGGGAGAACGTCAGGGACGCCGCCTCCAAAGGGCGCCTTCGGTTCGGCGATGCCAATACGTCTCGCCTCTATCCGCATCGTCTGGCGCGCGGAGAAACGATTGGCACCGCCAAACTCACCGCAACGGACGTTCTCACGATTAGAGCACGATCTGAACTCGGCGATACCCAAGCCGGAATTGCCGCCGCTTATGACATTGCCATAAGCACTGTCCAACGCATCATATATCGGCAGACATGGAAGCATATCTAAAGATCCGCCGATGCCGTTACGGTGGCCCACAGTATTGTGGAGCCAGTGACGGTGGCAAAAAAGCTGGCGTAGATCGTTCCTGGAGTTAGTGAGCCGTAAGCAGGCGTTGATACATTTGTGTTGGTATTAGATGGTGATGCAACTGTCGGACTGGCTCGCATTTGCACAGGCAGAGCTGTGCTGAGGTAAAAAGAGTTTCCGGCCCCCAGGGTTGATCCGCCGTAAAGCATGCCAGTCCAATAGAACCGCTGGCAGGCGGCGAGCTGTTGCTGCGGCGACAGCGCAACCCACGGCGTTGCCACAGATCCAATCTCGAACTTCACTTGCGACAATGTGCCGGTGTTAAACTCGATGGTGGTATTTGTGCCGACCGTCACGGTACCGCTGACCGGTGACGCGGCATAGCTGCCGGCGCCGATGCGCCCTTGTGCCGTGCCGGTCCATGACAGCGTGTAGGTGCCGCCGATGAGCGATGCGCCTTCGACCACTTGTTGCAGCGTGCCCGCCGTGATGGTGATGCTGACGGACGGACCTGATGGAGCGGCGAACGTGTAGGTGCAGCCACCGGCACCTGCCTTCCATCGGTCGTGGCCATAGGCCCCGGCAGCGAGCACAGTGCCACTCACATAGCCGCGCTGGTTGACGGCAAAGCCATTGTTGTCGGCGGTGTTGGCGCCTGGAATAGCGGCGGCGGTTCCACCCGTGACCGCATTCAGGACATAGGCCGTTGTCGCGATCTGTGTGCTGTTGGTGCCGACCGTTGCTGTCGGTGCGGCCGGCGTGCCGGTGAAGGTGGGCGAGGCGAGCGGCGCACGGGTAAGGTCGGACGGGTGGATGTGGTCGCCGCGCGAGACGGCTGCCGCAACGCCAGGCGCTGCCGTGCCGTCCATGATCGGCGCCGCTGCGCTGTAGTTCGGCGTATATGCGGTATTCGCGTAGCTGGCGATCTCAGCCATCGTCGCGGCATACGCCGTGGTCGATGCACTGCGCGCCAGCGGTAGCTTGTCGGTCGCCGTCAACGTGCCGGGATCGGCGCCCGCACTGATTTTGGTGTCAGCTATGGTATCCTCCTAGCCCCAGATCCACGCGCCCGTGCCGTCCTCCAGGCCCCAGCGCCCGGTCGCATCCTCTTTCCCGATGCCCACCGCAGCCGTTGCCGACGTGCCCACGGCGATGTGCGTGCCGTCGAGCCACGGCATCCCGTTGCCCGGATCCGCTGTCGGCAGGAACGACAGATCGCATCCGGCCCACATCGAGCAGAGCTGAGCGATGGGCACCAGCAGCGCATCCGCATTCTGCCGCGCCGTCGCCTCGTTGCTGTCGGCCCTTGCCCGGATCGCCGCCTCACGGGTCACCGCTGTGTTGAGCGCGGTATCAGCCGCCGCGCGCGTTGTCGCTTCGCTCGCCAGCCCGGTCGCCAGCCCGGTGTCCGCGGCAATCCGCGCCGCTTCCTCAGCCGCAAGCTGCGCCTCGAGTTCCGACGTATCGGACGACTGCCCGACCGCGCCGCCGGTGCGCTGATACAGCGCCAGCAGAAACGCGCGCCAGGCCGGCGTCACCTGTCCGCTGATGGGATCGACCAGCGGCGCCGAGGGCACGCCCGTGTTGAGCGCGACGTTCATTCAGTTCCCGGTGGCGATCCAGCAGAACGCGGCTGGAATCGGGTGAACGGCATCGTCCGCCAGCGGGATGCTCGACCAGATATCGAAGCCGTCGGCGTCATAGTTCACCGATAGCCATACCGCGCTAAGGTCGCTGTTCATGAGCTGCGTCACAACGGCCGTCGTGGCAGTCGGAAACGGCGCCGGGAAGTCCACCCGGAGATGACCGCTTGAGTCGGTGACGTTCGTGCCAACCTTGAGGCTCGTCGCGCCGAGCGTCGTGATCTGCGCCTGCAGCGCATTGTCCGCGGCAATCCGCGCCGCTTCCTCAGCGTCGATTTGGCTCTGGAGGTCGTTCTCCTTGTTGGTGGCGCGGGTGACTTCCGCGGTGATCTGCGTCTGCAGGTTGGCCTCGGCGGCGAGCGCACGATCCGTCTCCACCTGGATCGCGTCCTCGATGCCCAGCAGCGCGCGCGCATCGGCCAGTGTCGGCGCCGTGGTGAACGGCAGCAGCGCGTCGGAAATGCCGGTGGAGGTCCAGCCGTCGTACACCAGGTTGCCGTCCGCATCGCGCACGATCAGCCGGTAGTCGGCGCTGCCCAGGATGATCGCGCGGCCTGCGGCATCGAGGATCACCGGATTTGTGTTCGCGGCGGCCTTGTCTGGATCGACCCACGTATCTTTCGGCGTACTGGTCCCTACGACCAGCGTTTGCACCGTACCGCCCGCCAGCGGATGCCCGTCAGCGTCGATGAACTGGATCTGCGGAGGTGGAAGCGGTAGAGGCATCGCTATGTCTTTGCTGCTGTAAGTTCGATCCACGCGCCTTGCAACGCAGTGGGACGCGGACATGACCAGGACAGGCGCCATACGCGATCACGCGCGTAGCCCAAGCGCTGCCATTGGACGAATGTCCGATACTCGCCCAGCGCGCCCATCGGCTGGCCCACGGGGCTGCCGAACGAGTGCGCGCGGTCGTCGCTCCAGTCGAGGAAAATCTGGCACGGCGGCGTCGGGATGGTGCGGACCTGCACGTCGTCTAATGCGAGAAATACCGAAGTGGGTTCCGGGTCCGGCGGCGACGCCACGCAGGGATCGCCTGGCGCATCGACAAGCGTTGCACCCACCGGCGCGAACGTGCCGCCGGCCGCACCGCGATTGGTCAGGAAGTCACCGGCGACACCACCCGGTCTGATGCTCTGGTAGATCGTCGGCGCGGTGCCGAACGGAGCGGTGCCGGTGGTTCCGAGATCGACCGGCGTCAGGTCGGCGTTGATGAACTTACGGCGGTTGGCGGTGACGCTGAGATCCACGAAAGATGGCGTCTGGCTGAACCACAGATCCGCCAGATAGCCACCTGGCGGGTAACTCTCATCCGTCACGGTATTCGCCGCGAACGGTATGCCGGCGGTGAACCACGCGGCAGGCGGCGTGGTCGAGCCTAACGGCTGCGCCACGTCGTTGATGTATGCCTGTGCAACACCCGCGATCAGGTCGAAGCTGAACAGCACATGCCCCTGGCAGGTGGGCCAGGAGGCGACATCGGACGCCCAACTGAATGCGGTCATGCTGCCAGGCGAGTTCTGTCGGACCACGCTGATCGACACGCTGTTGTTGTTATCGATGCCGACGCCGAAATCCCAGTAGATCGAGCCGGTTGGCGTGTCGCTGACACCGACGTTGAACGAGTGATGCCCTGACGTGGTGAACAGGGGATCGGACAGCCACACCGACCAGACGCCGCAGACGAGGTTGCCGCTGAACACCGGGCCGGCAGGCCGCTCCAGCGTGGGAGCGCCGCCGCTGGATCGCCGCATCAGCAGCGGGTTCAGCGCATACGGCACTACCAGCTCCCGCCGATGGTCACGCTGCCGGGAGCCGGATGCGTGTCGTCGTTGACGGTGATGGCATTGCTGGCTGTTGCGGTCCATGCGCCATCGCCACGCAACCAGAGGCTGTCGGACGAGCGCTGCACCGACAGGGTGATCGTGGCACCCTGCAGCCGCAGCGTGACGGCATACCAGCCGGACGGGATGGTACCCATGGCAATCGAGGTGGTCGAGCCGCCGCTCACAGCGAGATCAACCCAGTATTGCGCGCCGTCGCCGCGGATGGTCGCGGTGTAACCGGAGCGAGCCGTGGCGTGGACGTTGCCGGCCGGCACAATGCTGTAATCTGTCGGGATGGCCTTGTAGGTCAGGATGTAGTCCGGCCCCGCCATCAGGGCCGTCGAGCGATACTCGGCGGCGCCCGTGCCGAGCAGCGCGTTGCCGGTGATCTGTGCCTCGCCGCTCACCACGGTCCACGCACCGACATCTGCTGCGTTGCTGTAGTCCTCCAGCAGCGTGCCGTCCGGTGCCGTGAAACTGGTGCGGATCAGCGTCTGCTCGATGACCTCGCCGCCGCCTGTACCGGTGTCGATGTCGGCGACGAACTGCCGGTAGAATACCCGGTTGCCGTCGTTGAGGATGTGGGGAAACGCGCGCACCCGTTTGATCGGCTGGCCGTCGTCCGTGTAGACGTCGCGGTCCAGCGCATAGAGGTTGCCGTTCTGCCAATCGCCGACGACGATGGTATCGTTGACCGGATAGCAGCAATTCGCCCTATGCCTGTGCTCGTCGCCGTTGCTGTCGATCCAGCACCATTCATGCCATAGCCCGGTGATGATGTCGTAAACCCACGTCCGGTCGGCCTTTGGAAACGTCAGCACATAGAAGGCGTGACCGGCGATGCCGTAGCAGAAGCCGATGGCATCGTTGAGCGTCTCATAGCCGGCCAGTTCCTGCTCGATGGCGTGGGTGCTGATGCGCCTTGTCTTGTAGCCTTCGCCGTTGATGACGACGCCTCTGCCCTGTCGGTCCTTCGACAACCAGAAGATCGAATTATCGTAGACTGCGGCGCTGTATTTCGCGCATGTCCCGTGGTCGCAAAACGTCCCTGGCTGCTCCTCGAACGTAAAGTCGGGCTTACCGCTGTTATACCATATTTCGGTTGTCCGGTCGCCGATCAGCCAAATCTCGCGCTTTGCCACGGCGAGCGTCACCAGCAGATCGCTGAATGACTGCTTGTTGGCGAACCACAGCGGGTCGAACGTCAGTGCCAGGCTATCGGACGAATAGAACTGCGGCGTCTTGGGCTTGTTGAACAGCAAGTAGGTGTCGAGGTAGTCCACCTTATCCGCGCCGCTGAACATGCCGGTGGGATCACTGATGGCGGCGAAGGTGTCGTTGGTGAGGTCGATGGACCAGCCGTAGGGTGAGCCGTCCACAATCGCCATCTGCAGCCCGTTGTCCTGCATGCTGACGGGCGTACGGTGGCCGGTGGTGACAGATCCAAGCAGCGTGCCGGCCCAGGTGCTCGGATCGAGGCGGTAGACGCCGGAGCCGGCCACGGCGTAGATGCCGCCGGTGGTCGCCTGCTTGATGGCGCGCACGCCGTTCTGTGGCAGGGTGTTGAGGCGTCGTAGCCCTGGTGTCGGGTAGTAGGCGAACTGCGCCGGCTCCTCGATGCCGGTGCTGCCGGTGTATTTGTTGCCCGTCGGCAGGCTCTCGGCGAACAAGTTGAGGCACCGCTGCGCGCTTGCGATGACGCTGCGGGCCTCGTAGGCGCCGCCAGAGAGTGCAAGACGCGACATTATGCCAGCACCATGACGCGGCTCTGCTGCTGTCCCGACAACAACCCAGTCCCGAGCGACCAGGCGGAATAACCCGATGGTATCGCATAGCTGAACTGGCCGGCGGTATCGCGCAACTCGAACGTCGTCGCTGCGTCGCTACTGCAGAATACCATCATCGGCCAATTCCCAGGACTCACTGCGATGGGATTGGTTCCTGCGACTGGATCGCCCGCCGCTCCCAGGCCACTCCAGGAGCCGCCGTTCTTGCGGAACCAAACCCGGCCCTGTGTGGCATCATAGGCGATGCCGATGCTATCCCCGGCCACATAGGACAGTGTTGGCGAGGTCGATCCTGTCGTTGTGCCGAACAACGACCCGCTGTTCCTCAGTGCCTCGTATATCTTGAGCAGCGATGCGTCGATGCTGCCGGTGCCGGTGAGCGAACAATTCGCGCCGGCCAGCCCGATATTTGTGATTCCCAGCGTCCCGGTCACCACAATCTCGGCGTAGAACTTGCCTCCTGGCGAGGTTGCCTGTGTGACGACACTGCGGGCGGCTGATAAGAACCCACCCGCTACCCTGATTGCCCGCGTCTTGTTGGCGTTGAGCGAATACTCTGTGGCGTGGTCTGGCGCGAACCCGTAGTCAAGCGCTCCACTGTCGAGCTGCAAAGCGATGCTCAATCCGTTATTGCTGCTTGATCCAGTACTGATCGGGTTTGGTGGTGTGTTGACGTTGACGCCACCGCTGATAAACCAAGCGCTGCCGGCCAGCGTGTTATCAATCGAAACATTGAGTCCCGCTGAAGAGCAATAACCAACGTAATACGTCCCGGCGACCAGCGGCGTGGCGGATGACAGCGGAAAGAAGTTATATCCTGAGACACTTGGCATGGCGACCACAGCGCCAGACGCCAGCAGAGCGGATGGTGACCCGTCATAAATCAGCACGCGCATGTTTCCGACAACGGGAGTGAGTGTGTTCAGCGCGACACCAGTCACGGTGGCACTCCGGAACAGTGTGACTTTGCTGGCATAGAGCGAATTGGCGCCAGCGCTGCCGCTAGAACTCAGCGTTGAGGTAAACGGCGATGATCCGTAACCGTTGGGAACCAGTGCCATCAGACGCGGCTCGTCAGGATTGATATACCCACGTCCGCAAGCGTGGCATCCTGCGTGCCCGGTGCCACAATTTGCAGCACATCGCCGACAGCGAGCGTGCCGCCAGCACCCGCTAGAGTGCAGGATGTGTTGGATGTGCTGGTGATGGTGACGGTGCCGAGCGCTGTCGTGGACCCGCCGCTGATCTTGTTGAGCGTGAACGCCGCGTTGGATGTCGTCTTGGTGCTGTCGTAGACCACGCTCCCGGCTAATGACGCTGGCACGGTCACGCCGAACGCCATCGGGACATTGACCACTGCCGAAGCTGCCGGCTTGCCGCTGAACGGGAACGAGACCGGCACCTGCTGCACCGCGGCGGGCAACTGCGCGTAAGTCACTGCGCCGCTCATCGTGGAGAGCGCCGGCAGGCGTGCTGCCGCAAGCGTGCCGCTGCTGATGTTGGTCGCGTTCGTCGTGTCGGTGGTCGCCGAGGCCGCCGGTGTGGCGCCGTTGATCTTGCTGACGGTGGGGTTTGGGAATGTGCCGCTGAGATCGCCGCCAGCCGCACCGCTCGGTGGCGAGCCAACAACCTGCAGCGTGCCGCCAGCCGCTGTGAGAGAGCTTCCGAGCGCGTTCACCGCTGGCCCGTTCCACGAGACCGTCAGCACGCCGCCCACGGTAATGGGGCCGCCGCTGATGCCGGTGCCGGATGTGCCGACGCTGGTGACGGTGCCGCCTGCCCCCGGCGTTCCTGGCGGCCCCTGAGCGCCTGGAGCGCCTGCGGGTCCGGGAGGTCCGGCGGCGCCAGGTTCGCCTGGATCGCCCTTCTCGCCCTTCCCAGCACTCGCAATGGCGGCATTGAGCGCGTCCGCCGTCAGCAGATCGCCGGTTTCCCATGGATAGGCGTTATCGGTCATGACAGCACGCTATCCCCACCCACAACCCACGCCCGGTTAAGCCCGCGCCCAACCCAACTGCTCACGTCGCCACCGCCGCGACCGAAGTTGGGCAGTTTCAGGAGCGGGATCTGGCTGTTGGCCAACTCGATGGTGTTGATGGCCACCTGCATCGCCGCGACATGATCCGGGCGAGCCGGCAGGCCGTAGCTCATCTGCAGCTTCACGCACAGCGCCCACATCGCCGCTTCCTCGTATTCCTCCGGCAGCGCAAGCGGATCGGTCAGCGTGGTGTAGGTCGGCAGCTCGGCCTTGCACACGATGTGCATCTCGTAGATCGCCGCAGGCGGCACCGGCCAGAAATGCACCCTGCCTAGCGGAAAGCTGCTGTCGTAGAACACGGCAGAGGGCAGCGACTTCAGATCCTTGATGCTGACGCCGGCCCAGTCCTCTTTGCTCTCGATGATGGCGAGTTGGATATCTACCGGGTTAGGGCCGCCGAACGGCTGCATGCGGCACCAGGCGGCGTGAATCTTGTCCGGACGGGCGATGTTGTAGTCGCCACCGGGACCGATGGTGTAGGAGTTGGCACCGGTCGAGACGAGCGCCGTGCTTGGCAGGTTCCATACCATCCAGCGTTTGCGCCGCCACGCTGCCATGAGCCAGCGGAGATACTGCAGGCCGGTGTTGGAATCCTCGGCGAGCGGGGTCTGGCCGACGCCGTTGATCCCTGCGCTCCGCAGCGTGAACGTGATGAGGTCACCCGTGGTCGCAATCATGGCTCACGCCTCATGTGGGGTGCCCCGATCTGCCGAGGATCGCGCTCGGGGCCACACGCATTGCAGTGACTGGGGGGACCAGCCTCGGCAGGTTACGCTGACAGGATGGTGAACCACACACCTGTCGCTGGTGAGACGAACGACGCCTTGCCGGCCGCAGCCAGGGAGATGCCGGTGGCCGCTGCGACGCCGTTGATGGTGTCCGCGGTTGCCGGATCGGCGAACACCTGACAGGCCGCAGCGCCGCTGTTCTGCACATAGATCACCTGGCCACCGACGGCTGGCGGCAGTGCCACGCTGTCGGCCGCCGTCGCACACACGGCGATGCGGTTGACGGCTGCCCGCAGCTTCACGGCGGCAGCGCGCGTGCCGCCCGCTGTGGCGGTGATCGTCCCGGCATACGAGCGGCCGCCGCCTGAGGCAGCGATGGAGGGATCGAACAGCCCCGGCCCGCTGCTATAGGCCGAGGTGGTGGTATTGTCCTGTGGTCCTCGGTTGGCGAAGCCTGACATGGCACACCCTCCTAATTCGCCACGAGTCTGCAGGCGAGCTGCGGTCGCAACGCCGCACATCCCCAAAGCACGTCGATGCGGATGGGGAATGTGTCGTCGGAAATCGAGTATTGACGCACCGCTCGCATGGATATACCGTCCTTTACCACCCGTGAGGCCATATCGACTCCTCCAGGCATCACTAAATCCGCAGTCGCGAATGTAAAAGCGTCCGGATGGTATGCTAAACTCAACCCGGTAGCGACGCTGGCGGTATTGGCGAAGGTAATCGGTGCGTTGTTCGCCGGGCTGGCGCTGACGTTCTGCGTCGGGCCTGACGTGATGATGGCGGGGGATATTGCCATGTTGCCCGCGCCTCCAGCATAGGCCGAGGTCAGCGTGAACTGCTGCAATACGCCCGTGTTCACCTTAGTTTCCGGATGCACGCGATAGACGCCGGTGATCGTAAACACGTCGCCAGCGTTGCCTGCGCCGGTGCCGGTGATGACGGCCAGCGTGGCGCCGGTCTGTGATGCCGGGCTGACGAGATAGCCGGCCTCAGCGCCGCGGGTCTGTGTCGTGAGGTGGGTATTCTCGGCCCACTCGAAGCCGCCCGACAGCCCCATCACGCCATCGATGTATTGGCGGCGGATCTGCTCCTGCGACTGGAACAACCCCTTCAGGGTATCGACCAGATCCACGTTGTCCTGTGTGTTGATGCGCAACAACCATTGCTTTGACTGCGGCGTGAGGTTGTCGAGCAGCAGCTTGCGGGCCTGCAGGATGGTTTTGTATGGCATCGGCGATGCGGCGGTGCCGACCTGGTTCCAGACTTTCGGCCACATCTGATTGACGAAATCGGCTTCCATGCGTGCGGCGAGGGTGGCGATGGCCGGCTCGATGTAGCGTGCCGAGAAGTCGTCGATGCTCAATGTGAGCTCGGCGCTGCTGAACGAAAAGTCGGTGTGGTACTGGTTGGTGATCGGCAGGCTGACGTACTGCTCGACGGTGTTTTGCAGCGAGAGTGCCGGGGTGGTGGATACGGTGTATTGCACCGGCAGTCTGATGCGCAGCGTGGTGCCGATTTTAGCGCCACTATTCGCGAAGCTGTCATCGTACTGGCGGTTGACGCTGCCGATGATGTTACATTTTTGATGGAGGATGACCAGCGCCTTTGCGGTGATCATATCAATGGTGAGTAGCGTGTTGGTGGCGGGCATTGCCCTGCTCCTCGACAACAGATTGAGGGAAGGCGCCCGCGTGGATGCAGGGCGCCGGTTCAAGCCGTTGTCGCAATGAGAGGGATAGCCGCGCTGACAGACGGTGGAGGCACGTCACGCGGTGTTACGGCCCGCTGCCCGTGTCGGCACGCTGCGCGGTGTTGACCGATCCGCTACCGGTAGGCGCTACTTCTTGCGCTGCGCCTCGCGCTCTAGAAAAGCTGCAAGGGCGACAGCCTTCGCGTCCCACTGATCGAACATTTCGCGGAACCGCTCGGCATTGTTCACCGAGCGACGAATCTCCCGCACGTAGCCAATGGGATCGTGGAGATAATCGAGCGCGCGTTGTGCCCGTAATTCGTCAGGGAACAAGTCCCCAGCCGAGAAACTGAAATCAATCTGATACTGCTCCATCAGCGGCTTCGGCGCGCTTCCATGGCCTCGCGGCTGTACTTCTCCACGAGCTGCTGCGCGCTGAGCCGGTATTCGTTGACCTGCGGGTTGGCACGGCCTGTCACCGGCCGCACCGGCGCTGGTGCCTGGGTGATCTGCCGCGGGGCCGATGCCAGGCGTGCCGGCGGCGTGTCCTCGACCGTCGCCGCGTATTTGCCCAGCGCCACGGCCCGCGCGCGCTCGGTGCGCAGGTTGGCAATGCGCTCCAGCGCGTCGGGATCCGAAGCGAGCGACGCTGCCACCCGCACGCCTTCGGGCATCTCGATCAGCAGTTGCGCAAGGCCGGCATCCGCGCCCATCGCCATCAGGTCGTCGCAGCGCTGGCGCCAGTCGGGAAACGCGGCATTGCCCTGAGCGTGGAACGCCTCCTGGCGAAGCTGCGCCTCGACCTCGCCGCGGATTTGGGCACGTTCGCGCTGGTAGCGCTGCTCCGGGGTTTCCTCGGCGGGCGCCTGCTGCTGCGCCTGGCGGCGGTAGAACTCCAGCTCGGCGCGTTGTGCCTCACGCTCGCGCTCTGCTGCGCCAAGGCGGGCGCGTAGCTGCGCGATGCGGCGGTCTTCCTTGTCCCGCGCGGCTTTCTGCTCGTCCTCCGGCGTCTGCTCGCTCTCATTAGCCGGGCTATCGGGAGCCGGTGTGGGCTCTGGTGCAGGCGCGGGCGTGGGTGTGGGTTCCGGCTCGGGCGCCGGTTGGCCTTCGGTGGTCTCAGACATGGCCTACTCGTTGTGTGGTGGTGCGGATGGCGCGTGGCCGTGCGTGATGCTGGCCGGGGCGTCCTCTGTGGGTTGTGCCAGGGTGCCGCGTTGGATGGCGGTCTGCATCTCTAGTTCGAGGATGCGAGCGCGCAGGCGGCGGATTTCGGCCAGCGCCTCAGCATGCGACAGCACGGTGTCGTCAGTGTCGCTCACAGCGACGGCGGTTCCCAACGGAAGCTCAGCGACGATCTGTGTGGCTTGAAAGCCTCGTTGTATTGGCGAGCCACCGTCTCCTGAAACGCTTTCCGGTCTGCGAAACCCGGAGCGTACATATCTTTGATGATGCACGCCGTCTGGACCTTGCCGCTGCGGATGAGATTCTCCAGCATCCTGCGCAGGCTGGGATGTTCGACGTCTTCGAGGATGATCCTGCGGAACTCCTCGCAAACCTCGTCGCTGGTGTCGGTCACTGGTTGCCTTGCGTGGCTGCTGCGCCGCCGCCTGCGATCAGGCCGGCGATGCCATACTTGCGCAGCAGGTTGATGGTATCGGCATCGAACACCACGACGTTGTGGGTGCCCTCGCCAGCGGTGCGGCTATTTTGGTCGAGGTAGCGGATGCCGGGGATGCCGGCATCACTAAGAGCAGCGGCGGCGCCGCGTGACGAATGACCGGACATCTTCAAGATATCTTCGATGTGCATGCCCGTGGTTGGCATATTTGGGTTCTTCGCCAGATAGTCACCGACAAACGCCAGTGGACCACCAGGGGAGAATGCAGCCTGCACATCCGGGTGCTGCTCGCTCAGCGGCTTATCCCAGTGCAGCATGCGCGCGGGATCGGCGTTGATGTCCACCTCATACATGTGGCCGGGAGGCTGAGTGACCGGCGGCAACTCGTGGCCTGCCTGTAGATACCGCAGCGCCGCCGCGGTCGGGTCCGATGTCTCGTTCCATCCCTTCTGATTGCGCAGCGACGCCACCTGCCCAGCAAGATCACGGACGGCAGCATTGCGGTCGCCGTTATAGCCCGCGACCACTGCGGCAGCGTGCTCAGCAGGGTTGGCCCAATCCACTGGCTGGCCACCGATTGTCGGATCACCGCGAAGCTGGTCGCGGTAGCTGCGCGCCACGCCCTCGTTCTCGGCGAAATACAGGCCGTGCCCGTATGCCTGCGCGCCCTCGCCCGTGCCGATCTTGCTGGGGTCGAACCGCTCGAAACTGTGCGGCGATCCGTGAAACGCCTTGATGCCGCCCTCGAAGTTGCCGGCCAGTTGCTGTAGTGCGTTGACCGCGTCCTTAGCGGTCGGATGTCCGCCCTCCCACACATCACCACCGGTCCACAGCCCTTTTTTCTCGCTCTTGGCGCGCTGCTCGGCCAGCCACTGGCTGACGCGATCCACTCCACCGCTGACCACATCCGCGACCCGGCCAAACAGCCCTGGATCGGCATCGGTCACCGGCGCATATGCCAGCGGGTTGTCGCTGGCGTTCGGATCGGTGATCTGCAACGGATTGCCCGGCACTCACGCCATCCCCATGCCGGGGCCTGGAGGCGCCGCTGACGCCGTGGAGGCGCCGCTGCCATTCGTGGGTGCCGGCGGCATCATCGCCGCCTGTAGCTCGCTCTCCTGCGCCGCGTGCTGCTGTAGCACCGGGTGCAATTCGGTCTGCAGCATGTCGGTCACGAGCTGCCGCACGATCACCTGCAGCGCCATCGGGTCAATGCCGCCCACCACGTCCAAGCGTTTCGTCTCAGCCTCGTAGTCCTTGATCTGCAGCTCCGCGCTCTTGTCCTTGGCCTGCTCCTGCGCATGCACGAGTTGCGCCTTCAATCCCGCAATCTCCGCATCCGCCTTCTGCAGCAACTCCTGTGCATGCTGCTGCATCTGCTGCGCGGCCTGTGTCACCTGCTGCACCTGCGGATCCACGCCCGACTTGTATTGCGGCGGCAGGCCGCGCTTCATCCGCCGCGCGAACTCGTCAGCATTCGGGAAATCGCTGTTCTCCGCCCACAGGTCGCCGACGATCTGAAACGCCGCGGGGTTCTGCTTCATGATCTCCGCAAACGCATTCGCCGCTTCCTGGCGCTGCGTGCCATAGGCCGGCCCCACGTCCGCCTCGACATCGTATTTGCCCACATTCGGGTTGAAGATGACGGACGGGTCGGGTGTGTCGGGGTTTTCCTGCAGCTCCTGCGCCTGCCCGCCGGTCAGCGGCACCGGAGCACCATCTGGCGGTTGCCCGGCATTCGGCTGCTGTGGCGGCGGGCCGACGAACTGGTGTGCCTCGGGCGCATCCGGCGCCACCATCACCTTGTTTTCCTCGCCATCCTCGGCGAGCGTCATCACCACGCGCCGCGTGTCGTAGATCCGCGGTATCAGGTCGAGCAATATCCTGCCGACTTGCCGGATCGCCTTAGCGGTGTTGTCGATGTAATGGTAAGTCGCGGTATCACCCTGCCGCTGGCGCTGCTGGATGGCAATGCCGCTTCGCTCGTTGCTCGGCATGCCCAACTCGGACTGATACTGTCCGGTCACCGACATCAGATCCTGCCGCGCGATGGTCATGCCCTGGATGTAAGCCTGCGCCATCTGCGGCGGCGGCTCGCGGGCTGGCGGCGGGATCGGCTGGCCGCGCTCATCGAGGCCGTTGTAGACCAGCACGGACCAATTCTTGACGTTCGCCGTCGCCCACTGCTCCTCGCGGCCCTGGATCGCGTCGATACGCGCGACATACGGCGATTTAGTCTGCAGCGCGACCTGCTCCACCGCCGCCGATGCCCAGTAGTTGTAGATACGTTGGGCGTCAATCTGCGACCTGGTGTGGCCCTTGCGGTCCATCTCGCCGTCGATGACGGTTTCCTCACCGAGAAACGGCACGATCGGGATGTATTTCCCCGGCCATTCCTCGCGGTCGATGATCCGGTCGCCGGCGAGCTTGAACCACTCGATCTCCGGCTCTGCGACCTCGCGTGTCTTGGCAATCAGCGGCTCG